TGTCGGCGGGCGACGACTTCGTTGAGCCCATCACGGCCACGCTTGAGCCGCTGCTCGACGTCGGTCGGGATCGGTTCCCGGCCTTTGACCTCCGGCTTCGCGGCCGGCTTTTTCTCGGCGACGGCGGCCTCAGCCACGGTCGCCCGCCTCACCGCCGTTGCGCTCAGCGAACTGCTGATCGTTGTCGGCGCCTATCGGCTGCCGGCGTTTGTAGGGGCCGCGACGCTCGCGGTGGGCCTCGGCTACGGCGAGCTCTGGGGCCTGGATGCGCTGGTAGAGCTCCTTACGCTCGATTGCCGCCCGATCACGCTCAGCGGCCGTCTCAGCGCGGCTGGCGGCCAGCTCAGCGGCTATCTCAGTACGGCTAGCGGCCAGTGCGGCGGCGGCCTCGACACGTTCGCGACGGATCGTCCGCTCCAGGGCAAAGCAGAACGCCAGAGCGACCAAGAGAGTAGCTGTGAGGAGGGCAACGATCATCGCAGCGCCGAGGCCCCGACTGTGTAGGCCCAGTCACCGACGGCCGAATGCGTCACCTTGACCCGCCACTTGCCCGGCAACGCCAAGCCCTGCACTTCGTGGTTAGCGACCGCGGCCGTCTCGAGGGCGCCGGGGTACAGCGTGTAGGCAAGGGTGGCGGCTTCAAGTTCTTTTGCTTTTTTGGTAACAGCAAAAGCAGTGAGTGGGACGTACTCGCCCGAGGCCGGGTCACGGAGCTCGAGAGAAAGAGCAAGCGTCCCTTCTTCGGCTTCTTCGGCCGCTTCGAGCAAAGCTTCGGCGGCCGCGAGTTCCGCTTCGGCCGCAGCCAACGCTTCTGCGTTGACTTCTTCCGTGGCTTTAGCGACAGCGGCTTCGGCAGCTTCTTTCGCAGCTTCGGCCGCGGCGCTCGACGGCGCCTCGGTGATATCGAGGGTGAGCAGCACCCCGCGCTGGCCGGCGGGGGTGTTCTGGTCCTCGCTCGACGTCGTCGCGGAGCGGACTTCGGGCTTGAGCAGGGTGCCGTTCACGAGTCCTCCTTGGTAGATGCGAGGCGGGAAGCCTCGAGCGCCTCGCGCAGTCTGTCTTCCGCCGCGGACAGTGCCTCTTTGCCAGAGACGATCGCCCTCAATCGGCCAGCCTCGGCGTTGGCCTCGGCGAGCTCGGCGCGAAGCTCATCAACCTCGTCCTGGCGAACCATGCCGCAGAGCGCCTCGGCCGCCAACTCGACCCGCTCGCGCCGGATGTAGACATGCGGGTCGATGCCTTTGAAGTCCTTGCAGAAGTCGACCACCTCGCCGTCGCGGCGACCGCTGACGATGCACGTGTGGGGCGGCTTGGAGTTGTGAGCTGGGAGAGTGACGAGTTTCGGATCCAAGGGATTCCTTTCAGGTAAAGCGGCCCATTACGGTGCCGCGTCGGCGTTCGTTGCTGGGATTGAAGGGGGGCGCGGTGCCCGGCGTCCAAGCTCGGGTGCGCGGGTGACGGCGTTTGCGCTTGACCGGGACGCGGCGCTCCATGCAGATGTAGCGGAGCACGTCGGGTTTGTGGTCGTCCTTCTTGACCACTCCGAAGCTGCCGTCTTCCTTCGGTTTCTTGCGGTAGCGGCGGAGCTGTCGGATCAAGCCGACGCAGCGAGAGGAAATGACGATCAGCGGGAAGGCTTTTTTGCCGCCCTCGCCGTCGTCGATCAGGTGGGAGAAGCGGCGCTGGATCTCGGTCACACCGGCCTCGACATCGTTCTTGCCGTAGATGATCGGGATGCCGGCGGTGATCCACTGCTCGCCGACACGCTCACCCGAACCGAGGTCGCGGGACTTGGCAGCCGGATCGATGATCGTGTACTTGCAGACCTCGGGCAGGCCCCAACTTTCGCGCTTGCGGAAAATCAGCTCGGCTGCGTGCTCGGGAACCGCGGAGCGTCCGGAAAGGGTGAGTTCGTCATAGACGACGACGCGCCCCTCCTTGTCGATCCCGGTCAAGAGGATCGCTGTCTCGACCTGGCCGGGGTCGATGCCGTCGAGATGTTCGAGGCCCTTGACGAGGTCGCGGTCGATCCACTCTTCGGGCACGACGTGGATGCCGCCGACCTGGGGATCGAACTCCTCGTAGACGAGGCCTTTGGCGTTGGTGAAGACGCCTTCGGTGACCGCCGCCTTCTGATCGCCGCGGATACCGGCGATCGCGTCTTCGCGGCCTTCCTCGGAGAGGTGCGGGTTCTCATAGATCGAGGCCTGTACGAGGAGTAGGCCTTCCTCCTTGTTGAGCCACACCCGCTCGGAGATCTGCTCGCCCTCTTCGACCGCGGCGTCGTGGATCTCGTCGAAGACCCAGCCGAGCTTTTCGGAGATCGGGGTGAAGCCCCAGAGCATGTCGCCGTGGTAGTCGGCGATCCGCATCCGGGCCTGGGTGTAGATCCGTTCACCGTCTTCGGTGTCGGGCGGCTCCTCGTCCCAGACGATGCGGTGGCGGGCCGAACCACCGTGCTTGGAGGGCGGCTGTTCGGTGGTCATGAAGTCGAAAACCGAACCGTTGGCAAACCGCACTACGTGGTCTTTGTCTTTGTAGGCCGTCTCCCAGGAGCCGCCCTTGAGCTGGGACGGCGGCACCCATTCCTGAATCGTCTCGAGAAGCGACTGGTAGGGCTTGCCGTAGTCGGGGGTGATGAAACGGCACTTGAACTTGGTGCCCTTCGGCCAGATACGGAAGCGGCGCAGGGCCTCGGGGACGGCGTCCTCGTCGATCGCCTGGATGAGGCAGTCGATCACCGTGGCGGTGGACTTGCCGGAGCGGTTGCCGCCGACGAAGGCTTTGGTTTTGACCCGGTGTTCGTGGAAGATCAACTGCCGCGCGTGGGGCACGTAGCGATAGAGGGGGTTTTCCTCGATCGACTCGTTGGCCTTGGCGAGAAGCTCTAGTACCTCGGGATCTTCGAGCGCCGCGGGGTCGTCGACGACTAGCTCGAAGCCGGGCGGCGTGGCGCCGCCGAGGCCATCCTCGCGGACGTGCTCAACCATCAGGCGCCGGCAAGTCGATCACTGGGGCGGGGAGAGCTCGAGGGGCGCCCTGACCGATCGCGAGGCGGATGCCCTTCGCCTCGAGCGCCCGCTGGAGCTCTGGAAAGTTGTGCTCGACGCGGTCAGTCGCCTGGCCGGTGAGGAGAGCAAGTTTTTCAGTCGAGATCCCACCCATTACCGCCGACTCGTGGAGCAGTTTTGCCAGCTCTTTGAAGGTGACTTCGCAGTCGCAACGCCGCGCCCACCACGCCTTGATCTCGGCGACGATCGACTCACGGCGCTTGTAGGCCCCGTTGAGCTTGGCGACCATCATCGGGTCGAGCTCGAGATCGCCGGGGTTGCCGAGAATCTCCTCGATCAGGGAGTCGACATCAGGGAGGTCGATCGTCGAGGCGAGCTCACGCTGGTCAAGGTCGATGAAAGTGTTGATCTCCTCGAGCCGCCGCTCAGCGTCTTGGAACCGCTCATCGGCGTGGTGAAATTCAGCATCCTTGCGATCAAACGTGTCGCGGATGCGACGCAAGATCTCGTCGGAGAGCTCGGTCGAGGTGCGGGCAAGGCGGTGGAAATCGTCAGCGAGGTGGACGCCGACGTGGTTCTCGACTTCGAGTTTGATCTGCTGGTAACGCTCCCGATGGTTGTTGTAGGCCCAGGAGCGAATGGTGCCGAACGGCACCTTGAGGCCAGCAGCTTTGAGCAGTTTCTGCGTCGGCTTTTCGCGGGCACCCTCAACCGCGAACGCGGCCAAGGCGATGTCAATTTCCTGCGCGCTGTAGTCCGTTTTCGCCACTAGCGCCGGCCGTGACTGCCAAGCTGGGCGAAATGTTTGGCGCCGTACTTCTTGCGCCCGATCGAGGCGGCGAGGGCCGCGGGGTCGCGGACACCGCGGTGGGAAAGGCTGTTCTCGAGAGCGGCGAATCGACTACCAGAGCCGAGCTTGCCGCGTCCAGTGCGCTTGCCCATGATGCTCCCTTCAGTAGGTCAGGTTCACCCCCTCTTCACTCGGCGGGTCAGCTCGTCTAGAGCGTTGGCGCCAGGGGTCGTGTCGGGCGGGTCCGCGAGGCCGAGGGCCTGGCGGACGAGCTCGGATTTGTTGGTGCCCGGCGCGATCGTGCGCTCCGGCAAGGTGACGCCGTCGCGGGCGAGGCGCTCGATCGTCTTGAGGTCGGCCTCTTTGCAGCGGATCTTGAACTGTTTGTTGAGCGGGTCGTCGGTCCTCGGACCCCGTTTCAGCGGGCCGTAAACCATCAGAGCCCCAAAGCCTCGAGGACGCCGGGCACGCCGTAGTGCGTCAACCGGTGGGGGTTGTCTTCCGCCAGCCACTCGTCCAAATCCTGCGGGCCAAAACGGATCGCTTCACCGCGGATGATCGCCACCAAGTTGTCGGCCGTCCACGCGAGGCGCATCGCCGCGGTGAAGTACTCGAGAGGGGTGGCGGCCGTCGCGGCCTCTTCCTCGAGCTGCTTCCTGCGGCCCGACTCTGCCCAGAACTCAGCTGCGATGCGCTCGCTTTCGTCGATCCCGTCGAGGTAGCTCACAGCGGGTCCGGTGGATCGTCGTCAAAAGGCCATTGGTCAAGGGGGTCAGTCGCCTGGTGGAGCTGCGGGGAGACGCCGCCGGCATCGCGCTCGAGGCCCTGCGCGTGCATCGCGGCCGCCTCGACTGGGAAGCCGATTCCGATCAGCTGCCGCCCCTCGCAGGCCTTGCGGTGGGAGCAGACGCCGGCCGAGTTCAAGTGGGTACCGCCGGGCGAAGCCATCCCGCAATCGGAGCAGGGGATCTTGTTGCAGTTGACGCAGGGGCAGCCTTCGGGGTGGGCGCTCACGGGATCATCCACATCCGGGAGCGGCCCATTACGAACGGCCGGATCTGGCGATCGTCGCGAACGTCGGCCAGGTCGGCGAAGGCGTCGCCGCCGCCGAGGGCGATGAACTCGCGGAGTTTCTCCTGGGCCTTGTAGAAGCCAAGGCGTTCCTTGTCCATCTCGGCCTGCCTTGCCGCCGACATCCGCGAATAACCCTCGGTGCGCTCGACGCAGAGCGAAAGAAACTCTTCGACGACGTGCGGGAGGGCGAGCTGCTTCTTCTTCGGGAGCCGCGCACCACCCACGGCTTCAAGCTCCTCTAGCGTGGTGCCGTGTTGCCGTTCGCGGCTCATGCGGGGATCTTCCAACGCGAAGGATCGGGGCCGCGGATCGCCTTCTCCCACTCGGGGATGACGGCGCCGGCGAGGTTTCGGACGCGCCGCCGGAACTCCGCTTTGGCGAGCGCCGCCTGCTGCTGGTCTTTGCCGTTGGCGATGATCCGCAGGTCGAGCCCGATCTTGTCCTTCATCCGCTTCGGCTTGGCGATCAGCGTCCCCATCAGGAGCCGCCCACCGCGTCGGGCTCCTCCTGCATGTGGCCGCCGATACAGAGGGCCACGAAGGCGAGCATGTTGTTCCGGGTGCGGACGCCCTCGATCTGATCGGCCTGCTCAACCACGTCTTCGGCGAGGGCCTGCAACTGATCGGCGACATCGGTGCCGAGTTCCTTGGCAAGGCCGCGGCGGATCGCATCGCCCCGCCAGGGTCCGGGCTGCGCCATCAGTCGAGCCTCTTGGCGACGGTGACCGGGAGCAGCCAGCGGAGGAGGGCGAAGGCGCAGTCGCGTTCCTCGGCGTAGCGGCCTTCGCCACCGCGGGCCTCTTCGCGTCCCTCGAGCAGTCGCGCGCACTCCTCCTCGAGCTCACCGATCCGCTTCCACCGTTCCTCGGCGATCGCGTCCAATCGGGCGACGTCGGTGACCCTCATGCTGCCGCAGAACTCCCGCAGGCGATTGAGGACGGTCGGCGGGGAGATTTGCGGCCCCTGGGGAACACCGAGGCCATCAAGCAGCCTGTGGGCCTCGATCGCTTCGTCTCGCTTTTCCTTGAGCTGTCGCCCGTGCCCCCCGGTGAGTTCGCGATAGAGCCGGTCGATCCGCTCGGCGTAGGTGGCGCCCTGCGGCGCGTCGATCCGATCGAGGGCATCGCCAACTGCGTTGATCGCCCCCTGGGCGTCAGCCTCGCGCTCGTCGTCGCCGCCGCCGAGGAAAGCCAGCTCGACGGTGTCCGCGATCTCGAGGGCTTCGATGTCGGAGAGGACGTCGCCCTTCTGAATCGCGTCGAGGATCAGCCGGCGGCGGGTACCCTCGGCGGGCGGCTGACCGCGCCAGGCGGCCGCGTCGATCAGGATCCGGGCGTCGTCGGGGGAGAGCTCCTTGCAGATCGCCAGCTCGTCGGGATAGGCGTCGCGGCCGGCGATGCCCGTCCGGTTCTTGACGACGATCCCGTTGCGGACGATCAGGTCGGCATACGCGCGCAGCGCCGTTGGATAGGCAGCCTCGTCGGCCGTGATGATCACTCGCTTCGGGACACCCTTCAAGTCGTTCGACCTCCTCACGTCGTCGCTGGTGGTGTAGAGCTGGCGGCTGAACCGCTCCCGTTCCTTGCCGGTCACGTACGGGTCGTCGCGGAGGCCGCGATCGGCGCCGTGGCGATTGCGCTCGGCGGCTGCGGGACGGCCGCTCGGCACGTCGCGCTCGACCGGCGTGGTCCAGTTGCGATCGCTGCGGGTGTACTTCGCCTTGAAGTCCTCGTCGCGCCAGTTGTGGAGCTTGCCGTCTGCGTCGCGGACGATCCAGTAGCCCGGCGGCACCGCCAGGTCGAAGCGGTCGTGGCCGGGCTGGGACGCGGGGCCGATGGCGAAGCCGAGCTGCGGCCGCTGCGTGTTGCGCACTTCCTCGTTGGCGCGCAGGAAGGTGATCGGGAAGTAGTCGCCCGCCTCGGGGATGCGGACCGCCTCGCGCGTCGCCGGATCAGGGTTGCTCAGTCGCGACTCGAACCATCCGGGGATGAAGTCGGGGGTCGGACCTTCCTGCCCTGGGCTCTTGTCTCTCACGTGGATCTCCTCAAGTCGTTGATCTTCGGGGTGAGGGCGGGCAACTCGCCACCGGCACGACCACCAGGGTCTAGATGACGAGGCCCTACGCCGTGCCCTGGGGAGAGTGCCGCCCCCGTAGCTATCCGGCGATTCCTCGGCGAGGACCGTAGCGGGTCGGGAGGCGGAACGTGTACACAAGGCCGGTATTTGGGCACATTCGCGTAGAGCTGGGTGGAGATATATGTGGTGGAACCGCGCCGGCAATCGCCACTCCCCCGCCCCCCGGCATACGCGTGGTCGAGCCGAAGGTGGTTTCGCGATTCGGAGTGCCTCATTCATGCGTCGCATCGCTCGCCCCTCAACGCACGCCACTTGCAGAGCCACGCGATGGTTGACATTCCCCGCGTTATGTCCGACGTGCTGCGTCGTGGTGGTGGTGCTGCCTCGCGCGCACGCTTTGATCGAAGCGCTTGTCGAGCTGAGCGGCCAACCCGCTGACTGACGCTGTGCCGTTGGTGGTACATCGGATATGTGTCCACCAATCCCGAACCCGTGCTATCCGTGGACCCGCGTGCTGTACCGTCGGTGGTACATGAGCGACAACCCGACAGGAGGAGCATGAACCCCGACCCACACCGACCAGAGACGCTGACGCTGCATGAGTGGCTACATGGCACTGAGCCTGAGCCGACCACGCTGCCCAGTAGCGCGCCCGCGAACGCAGCGCCTACGAAAGGAAGCACCGATGACCACCGATGAACGAGACGCCGTCGGTGCCGACGAGAGTCAGGGCAAGTTCGTGGTCGAGCTGGAGCCGGGCAACGCGCTCCAGACACCTGACGACGTAGCGGCGGCTCTCCGCGATGTCGCGGACACTGTGCTCGCATTGCCCACGTGGTGGGAGGGCGACGGGGCGATCCTTGACCGTAACGGCAACTCAGTGGGGCGCTGGACATTCCACGACCGAGAAGGAGAACGATGATGAGCCGCCCCCTGGACAACGCCGTAGCCGACCTGGAGCTGCCGGACCTGTTGGCAGCCCGTGAGGAGCTTGCCGCCCAGCCGAGCTGGTACCGGGCCACCCTGAGCACCACGGACCCCGACGCACCTGTTCTATGGCTCGGTATGAGCATCGGAGAGGCGCTCGTCGAGATCGACGCCCGGATAGAGCACGTCAGGGAGGGGAGCTGATGCACGGCTGGCTGCTCTCGTTAATTGGTGAACTGGTCCTCATCGTGCTCATCCTCGGCGTCGGCTATCTCGCCGGTCGCTTGCTGCCCTAGCCGCGCTTGGAGCGCCGCCCCGGTTCGATTCCGGGGCGCGGCCTTGTACCGAACGCAGTACAACCCAAAGGAGTGACCATGAACGCAGAATCCGAGATGCAGCACGGCGACGGCCTGGGCGCCGAGTCGACCGCGGCGAAGGACGGGATCGAGCACGAACTGACTCTCGCCACCGTGGCGAACATGCGGCGGTTCAAGGCCCTAAACCCCGGCCGGGAGATCCCCGGCGGCGGACGTATCGAGGGACGACGCTGCTTCGCCCTGTCGTTAGAGACGGGCGAGCAGTGCAGCGCCGACCCTGGCGACTACTTCGCTCGGCCCGACGATCAGCCACTGGTCGATTCGGCCGGGGAGCCGATGGTCCTAGCCGTCTCCGCGACGGTCTACCGGGACGCAATAAGTGGGGAGGTGGTCTAGATGGGCGACGCAAAGAAGCAGCGAGAGGGCGAGAGCCTGCGCGACTACGACGAACGCCGGGCTAACGAAGATGAGCGGGATGCCCAGCTCCTACCCGCTGTTGAAGCAGCGCTGACTCAGTGCCAGCACATCGCCTACGACGAATCAGTAGCCCTAGGGCGAGCATTAGACGTTCCGGCGGGCAGCTTGGCTAAAACGGCGCTACGGGACCTTGCCCACAAGGCGCTGGCTGCGTTGCAGCGGATCAACTCCATTGCCGAAAGCAGCGAGGCTGACAACAGCTTCGTCGCTGAGTTGGAACGCATCGCCAACGAGGAGGAGATCTAGATGACGCTCGCAGGAATCAAAACGGGGGACATCGTCCTATGCGACGTGCGCGGAGATCAGTTCCATGCGCGCGTGGCGGCAAGGCCGGATGAGCTACTCCCCATCGAATCGCTGACGAGGCGGCCAATTCCGTCGCTCTACGTGAAACCCCGTCAGGTAATCGCCCATTGGCGCAAGTCGAAGCAGTCGAAGGTCTAGCGGCGCTGGTAGCGCTGGGCGGGGTTCAATTCCCCGCCGCCGCCTTGCCCAATACCGGGCAGACCGAAGGGAGCACCACCATGAGCACCAACGCAGAGCGGGCGGCACACGCCGACCGCACCGTCACCAACTACTCGGCCGACTCAAGCCCCGAGGAGTGTCTCAGCGACCTGCTCGGCGACCTGCGGCACTTCTGCGATAAGTACGGCGTGGACTTCGGAGAGCGCGATAACGTCGGACACCGGAACTACCTGAGCGAGCTAGCCGAGGAAAAGCCCGCCGAGCCCGCCTACACCGTCGTGGGCATCTACTTCGACGGGGTCGACCTCCATGAACGCTACGCGACCACCGTCTACACCCGCGGAGGTTCCAAAGCGGCTGAAGCGCTGGCCCAGGAAGCATGCCGCATAGACAATGACCACGACACGAGCGACGACCTGATTGAGATCTCCGCCGTGATCGAGGGAGAGGTCCAGGTGGTCGCGTGAACGCAAGCACTGAGGAGGCGATGGGCATCTGGGCGGCCGTGGCTGCCCTGTGCCTTGTCTGCGTTGCCGTCGCTCTTGGCGCTGGTGAAGTAGTGACGGTCCTGACCGTCATCGTCTGCGCGATCACTTACGGGATCTGGTGGGTACTCGCGTGAAGAAGGCCGACGCTGTACGCCTGGAGATCGGCGCGACCGCTCAGGAAATCGCTGAACACGACGAACGTGGTGAGGCTCTGCGACGGCGGCTAGGTGCTGCCCTCGCAGAGGCCCGCGACCATCCCGAGATGACACTCGAAGAAGGCCGCAAGATCCCCGAGAAGGAGATCCCCCGGCAGACCGTCGTCCGGCTGATACGAGAGGCGTCAGCCGGTTGAGACGAGACAGCTAGCCGCCCTACCGGCGACAGACGAAGGCGCGCGTTTTGATCACCGAGAACAGCGCGCCGTCATCACGCTCACCGGAGTCGACGGCGTGGATCTGGATCACGGCGCCGGGCTGCGTCAGCTCCGGCAGCCATTCGCGCACCGTGTCGAGCACCTTCTCTTCGCGGACCTTTCGATCCTCGTCTGCCATGCCTGGCAACTTACCAGTCCGGCCGGCCGGACGAGACAGCTACGCAAGTGGTGGGCGGCAGCGAGAGTCGAACTCGCATCTCCACTAGGGCGACGGCACGGCGCCCTCTGGGTGAGCTTCGCTGGTTGCTCCATACCGCCGTGCTGAGGAATCCTCCACCGGGCGCCGTGTCGCCGCGACCGCTCAGTCCGTCACGCCCAGCAGCGAGACAGTCCCCCACGGTGCGGCCGTTGCGCGCAACTCAGTCGGTCGCTTGGTCCGCTGGCCCTGACAGGCCGCAGCCCGGCGAAGATTCCCGCCGCCAAGTGAAGATGCCGCCAGGGAACGGCGGCGGCGGGCATGAGGAGGAGATCCTCTGCCTCGCGGCCCCAGGGCACCGGCTATCACTAGCGGCTCTGGGCTTGACCGTCGATATGAGGACGGTCTGCGCGCGGGCACCGCCAGTATAGCCCGCAGCTACGCAGAAAACCGACGTTCGGCAAGCGACTGCAATCCGCGTTCCTGAGCGAAGTCCTCGACGTCGTCGGGCAGCGCCAGGCGAGGCACCACGAGAGCCTCTACGCGACCGTCTCCGTGGTCGAAGGCGACATGGTGGACGACGCAGCCCGGACCACCGTTGCGAGCGTCCCATTCGAGCTCGACGAACTCCTCGGGGGTGAGGCCGAACAGCGGTGGGTGGGTGCGGATTTCCTGCTTGCCGAAGAAGTGGAAGGCCTGCCAGCGGCGGTCGTTGGAGCACGGCCGCTTGTAGGGGTCGAAGCTGGCGAGCCAACAGGCCGGCTCGTTGCCGATGAACGGCACCGGCCGACGACGCGCCATAGCCGCCTCCCAGAACTCGTGTGCGAGCCCAGGGGGCGGCTTGGCGATCGTCAACGGGGGCGGACCAGAAAGTAGAGGAGACGACCCTGAGCGACCGCCTTGCGCCGGCGCCGCTTCCACTTCTTCGAGGGCTTCCTCAGCTTCGACTTCATCGGGTCGGTTTTACGTGGCATCGGTTTCCTCCAACGCGATCTGATTCGGGTCGACGGCGGCGGCCTCGGGCTCGGTTTTCGCCCGACACATTTTCCCGCAGTCCTCGCACTCGGTCAGCGGGATACGCTCGGCCGGGACCGCCTGGCCGTACTTCTCTCGCAGCTCCGAGCGCGACAGCGTCTCGCAGTCGGCGAGCACGTCCTCGAGCTCGGAGTCACCCTTGCGCAACGCCGGCAAGACCACGGCAAGCTTCGACATCTCGAGCTCGGCGAGTTCCTCCTGCGTCACACCACGCTTGACAACGAGCTCCTCGTAGACCTCGATCAACTGGTAGGTCTGCGAGCGCCTCAACCCGATCTCCGGGGTGCCAAGCCACTCCTCGAACTTCTCATACCCGAGCGCCGTCCACATACGCTCGGAGTAGAAATCGTGAAGGTAGCCGGCGAGGGCGATCCATACCTGCTTGATCGCCCCCGTTCCTTTCTTGATTTTCGCCTCGACGGCGAACGCCTTTTTGGCCGCACGCTCCTCGGGGGTCAGCTTCGCCATCGCCTAGAAGGGGATGTCGTCGTCTTTGCCGCCGCCGGCCGGGATCTCGGTGGCAGCGAACTCCGACTTGAACTCCTCGACCAGGGCGTCGCCCGCGGCGAGCGCCACGTAGCTCTGAACCTCCGAGAACGTTTTGCTCGGGTCCTTGCGACCGGGCTTTTCGCGGACGACGGCCTTGGCCTGCTTGCTCTTGCAGGAGATCCATTCAAACTCGCCGCTCGGGATCTCGACGCCGAAGGCCTCGTAGATCTGGGCGACGCGGCCGAGGGCGTCCTGAGTGATGTGAACCCAGTCGCGGATTTCACCACCCTTTTCTTCGCCACCGATCGCCTCGAGGGTAAGGATCACGACGGGGTGATCGCCCTCGAAACCGTCCTTGCCGGGTTCCTTGATCTCCTCGTCGACGACGCGAACCGGATGACTGCCGGCGCGAAGGATCAAGCCGCCCCCTTTCCAAGGCTCGACGTCGTCGAGACTCATTTTGAAGCCCATTTACTTACCTCCTTTTTTGCCGTCGCCTTTTTTGGCCGACGTCGTTGTCTCCTCGGCCGCGGGCTCTGCCGCAGGCTCCGGGGCGAGTTCCTGCTGGGCGCCCGACATCGCCTCGACGGCGGTGGGAATCCACTCGCCGAGGTCGATGTCGCGAACCTTGCCGAGCGAGCCCGACCGATCCTTGGCCCGCTTGCCATTGGCTTCGACAAGCTGGGCGACGTAGCGGCGTGGCGCGTCCTCAGACTCGGGTAGCACGGCGCAGTAGCCGACGACGTCGACGGCGGCGACGAGCTTCTCGGGCAGCTTCTTCCCGCCCGTCGCCGGCCGCTTGATCGAGGCGCCGTCGTCCTCGTCGAGCTGCTCGTGAGCGATCAGCACGACGTTGATCGGCAGATCCTTGATCGCCCTCACGAACCGTTCGATCTTGGTGTTGACGTCGCCGTAATTCTGCAACGACGCGCGGCCGCTGCCGGCGAGCTCCTCGACGAGGCGCTGGTAGACCTCGCCGACCGAGTCGATCACGAGCGTTTTCTCTTCGCAGCCCTCGCGGACGTGGACGAAGATGTCGTCGAGATCCTTGGCACAGGTGATCGCCTTCTCGTGGATCTTCTCGTCGCCCCATTTGCCTCGAGCGAAGCGCAGGGCGCTCTCACCTTCGGCGTTGCCGACCAAGATCGGGCCGGGTGCGGAGCAGGCGTTGACGGTCTTGCCGGTGCCGCCAGGGCCGTAGAGCAAGATGTTCATCGTTGGGGCGACAGCGCTGGGCTCTACAAAGGTCAGGCTCATGCTGGGACTACCTCCTCGTCGTTGCGGTTGCGCTTCGGCGGCCGCCTGTCAAACAGGGAGTCGACGAGCTCTTTGTCGTGGGGGTCATTGCAGATCTCGCGGAAGCGGCAGCCGTTGCAGTTCTGCGGCTTGACGTTCCGCACCGGGTAGGTCTGGCCGGAGTCGAGGGCGGCGACCTGGCGGCCGAGGGAGATCAGCTCCGTGCCGCTCTCCTCGATCTCGCGGGGCGACAAGAAGATGCGCTCGCGCTGGGACCAACGCCGGTCGGCGAGAGCGGCCGACATCTCCGGGTCGACCTTGACCCCATACTCGGCACAGGCGGCCTCGTAGAGCTCGGGGGTGGTGAGCTGGGCCTTGTCGGTCGACGGCGCTTTCCAGACCATCTTCTTCTCGCCGGTCGGTTCCTTCGTCTCCTTGTCGAGCACGTCGACCTCGACCTCGATCCCGACCCCTTTTTTGGAGTTGACGATCTTCGGCGGCTTCGGCTGGGCGTTGAGCCGCTCGTCGACGATGACCCCGGCGACGGGGCGGCCATGCTCCCGTTCCCAGGCCCAGGCGTAGTAGCGGATCTGCCGCCCGTTGGTAATCAGCTCGAGCGCGGAGAGGGTTTCGCGGAGCTTGAACTCGACAAGCCAGATCCGGCCCTCCTCGTCCTCGAGCACGCCATCGAAGAAGACCTGCAAGCGGTAGATGCTCGAGTCGCCTTTGCCCGACCGGCTCGGCAGCGGCACGAGGAGCTCCTGCTCGAGACCGGAGAGGCCGGTCAGCGGCACCGGCCGCGCCTCCTCTTCCTCGGCGTACTGCTCGAGCAGCGCCCGCAGCTTCGAGGCCATCGCCCGATGCACGTCGGCGTCGTAGAAGCCCTTGGCCTCGAGCTTCTTGGCTTCCTTGTCGAGCGTCGCGGTGAGGGCGACGATGCCGGCGTCGAGCTTGTCCTCTGTGGCCGCGTGGAAGGCGGCGACTCCGGCGCCCCACGCGCTGCCCTCCTGTAGCCGCTGCGGCACCGCCTTCGCCTTGAGGCAATCGCCGGCCAGGTAACCGCCGTAGTTGAAGTCCCACTGCGCCTGACAGGTGAGGAGGTTGCCGGACTCGGTGAAGCTGATCGCTCGAATGCTCATCGCTGGGGGGCCTTTCGGTATCGGCGGGATTTGCACGTATCGAAGTGGTGGCGGTGGCGCGGCCGGGAGTAGTCGAGGGGGAGCCGAGCGGGACGAGCCGACAACACGTCGCTCTCGTGAAAGAGGACGTAGCTGCCCTCGTGATCGCCCAGAGCGTCGACGGGAATCGTGCGATCGCCGAAACGGGCGAACTTGATCGGGGCCTTGCAGTCGCGGCAATTCGGCATCAGAAAATGTCCTCGGGTCGCACTTCGGTCGGTCGGTCCTCTACCTTGTCCGGCCGGCCGGACGTAACCGCGTAGGGCGGACCCGCGGACTTTGCGGCCTTCGCCTCCTCCTTCGACTTGCCGGCACCAGGGCAGCGCTTGCGCACCCCTGGTCGGCCCCAATCGTGGTCATACATCGTGCCGTCGTTCTTAACCCTCGGGTGGCCGAGGCAGAAGGGGCACTGCACCTTTGCGGCCGAGGGGTTCACTCGGAATCGACCGCCGATCGCATCGCATCCTCGCCGAGCTGGTTGAGCAGCTTGCGGATGAAACGCACCTTGCCGGGCTTGTAGTGGCCGGCCGATTCAAGCTTCTCGAGTTCCTTGTCGATCGCGTAAAGCGGCGACATCACGACCCGCTCCTTTTTCTCTCGAGCGCGCCGGGTGATCTCTTCCTGGGCCTCCCTCGAGATCGCCTCGGGCTCGCCGGCCAGGGCCGAGCTCTGCGACGGCGTGTAGCCGCTCTCCTCGCCAGCCTCGGCGATCGCGGCCGGGTCGCCGACGTCGTACGGCACGCCTTCCTCGTCGAAGCTGCGACGGATCTCAGCGTAGTTGGTGCCGTGGGGACTGGCCCGCAAAAGCCGCGGCGGGTCATCCTCGATCTGCACTCGGCGTTTTGCCATCAGCCGTCCTCCCTCTGTCGATCGTGGCCCGGCGGCACGACGTCGCCGAGTGCGAGCTCCTCCTGTTCATGCACCGGCTCGGGCTCGAGCCAATAGAACTGAAGGGTGCGGCTGTTCTGGGCGACCGGGATCGACTTCTTGAAGCCGTTGCGGACCTTCCCGAAGTAGATCTTTCCGGTCGGCAAGACGTTCGCGTCCGCGTCCTGGTCGCGGTGCAAGAAGAGCACGGCGTTGGCCGCCTGGGCGAGGGTGCCGGAGCCCTTGAGATCGACGTTGAGCGGCTGTGGCAACACGCCCTTCGGATCTTTCACCCGCGACCGATTCAGGTGCGCCACGAGGATCACGTGGCAGTTGGCGCGGGAGGCGATCTGCTTGAAGCGACGGGTGATCGCCGCGGCGGTCTCTGCCTTCTCGAAGCCGGGGATTTCCGTCACCGGGTCGACGGCGACGACGTCGTAGCCGCCGTAGATGATCCGCTCGCAGATCCGGTCAGCCGACCAGTCGTAGCACTCGAAGTAGTCGAAGGGAAGGCGGCCGTGCTCGTTGGCCGCCTTCAACAGGCGAGAGAGGTGTTTGGGCTCGAGCTGGTTGCGAAGGATGCGTTCGAGCGGCACCGCCGTCTGCGCCGTCAGCCACCTGGCGGCACGCTCCTCGCGGGCCATCTCCGTCGCGAAGATCGCGCATTTGAACCCCTGCGCGTCGAAGCCAGCGAGGGCCTGATCGAGGGCAAAGCTCTTGCCCATGTTTTCCCACCCGGCGAAGACCGACATCTGCTTGCGCCGGTAGCCGCCCATCACACACTCGTTGAGCTCCGACCAGGGCAGCTCCATGACCTCGCCCTCGGTGTCGCGGTCGAAGGTGTCGAAGATCTCGTCAAGGATTTCCTGCCCCGAAGTCCGTTCGGCCTCGATCGTGAAGTCGGCCGTGGCGAGCTGGATGCCCTCGCGGATCAGGAGCGCCGACGTCTCCTCGTTGTGGCGATCGCGGACGCCCTCGAGAATCCGCTGCGCGCCCGCCAGCTTCGCCCGGTAGTTGGCCGCGGTGAGGACGACCTCGGCGTAATGCGGCGCGTTGCCGGCGGCCGGGACTTTCGCCGCCAACTCGGAGACGTAGTGCTTGAGATCCGGGAGCTCGTTGGCAACGAGGAGCTCGTCGACGGTGCCCGTCCGTTCGGCCACCTTCACGATCACATCGAAGATTTCGCCGTGCCGCTCGAGGTAGAAGTGCTTGGCGGTCAGGCCCGATTCAGCGCGCACCCTCTTGAGCGCGGAATTGGAGACCATCATCGCCCCGAGCACCGACTCCTCGGCCTCGATGTTCTGCGGCGGGGCGTCCGACGTCGCCGGCTCGAAGACAACGTGGCCCACTAGTCGCTCTCCTGCTCGGCCTTGATCCGCTCGGCCTCGGCGTTGACGTCGAAGACGACCTCTTTGCCGGCGTCAAACTCATCGGCGCGATCGAGCCACCATTCGACCCTCGAGCGCGTGGTCTCGTTGCGGCCGCGGCGCGCTTTGATGATCTGGGCCAGGGCGTTGTATTTGCCGCCCTGGCGATTTTTGTACTTGCCCCGCTTCATGTGGAAGTCGCTCCGGCCGCAGGCCTCGATCGCCCGGCTGAGCTCGGCGGCGTCGGCGACCTTCAGGGCCTCGCGGATCAGCTTGCGCGACTCCGGGTCAAGCACCTTGCCGCGCCCGCGGGGATTCATCACTACAACGAACGTTGCCCAGACGCTTTCTATTTCTTCGGTGGTCTTCGATTTGACTGAAGGGCTGGGGGTAGGGGGGGTAGTTGAGTCTTTTTCACCTGTGTCTTCTTCGTCGGCACTCCCTTGCCGGTCTGGACCGGCACTGTGGTGCCGGTCAGGATCGGCACCAAACAGGGTGTAGACGTTCGGCTTCTGCAATCCCTGCTGAGTGATTTCGAGCAAGCGGGCCTGCTCGAGCTCGGTCAGGTAGTTGCGTAGCTGCCGGTCTTTGACGCCGACGAGGTCTCCGAGCTTTTTCTGCCCGACCCAGCACTCGTCGCTCTGCCAGGCGAAGCTCGAGAGCATGGCGTAGGTGATGCGAGCGCCGGCCGAGAGGGAGGCGTCGCGAAGGATGGCGTTGGAGATCTTCGTCCACCCGCCCTGCTCGACGGGGTCCGCGAATCGGACGGCCTTCTCGGTCACCGATCTCCTCGCACTCTGTGACCCTGAATCACGGCCGGGAAGCTAAGGGCGGTCGCGGACGGAACGAAAAAGGGGCCGCCCCGAAGAGCGGCCCCTTGTGGTGCGGGGAGTGAGTGACTGCGGCCTGAGCCTACGTCGGCGGCGCCGGCGGCGTCAAGCCGTGATCCCGCATTTTGCGGCGAGCGGCCAGAACGGCGTCAGCGTTGAGCTCCTCCCCGCGCCCCTTGCCGACGATGGGCGCGAAGACCCGGGCGACGTCGTCGGGGCAGACCCTCTTCCAATCGAAGAGCTCGGTCGGGGGCCGAGCCGGCGGCACGCTCACCGCCCCTCCAAACGGTCGAAGGTCGGCCCAGTAGAGAGGCTCGGGTCATTGTGCATCACAGCGAAGGTGTCGCTGATCTTCGCTGCCTCCGTTTCGAGCTCGAGGGAGTCGGGTCGACGGGGAACTTCCCGCCTGGCCCTCTTGCCGGCTCGACGGCCGCAGACCTCGAGCGCCCGCATCGCCGTAGCGCCCGCGAGGATCAAACCGTGGACGAGCCGCAGCATCGCCAGGTGTTCGTTGTGTTCCCGCTCGAGAAGGCCGATCCGCTCAGCCGCGGTCCAATGCAGCCGATCCTCGCGACCCTTGCACCCTTCGTTCCACCGATTGCGAGCGACGCCGCAGTAGAAGCAATCCTCGACGTTGTCAGTCCCCATCACAACCACCCGCCGATCACTTCGACGAGCCAGGACACTCCGAGCACCACGGCGGGGATCACGAGCAGCGGCCAGAGCGGCCGCGACGGGTCGAGAACGAGGCGATCGCGGGGGTTCACGACTTCGCCTGTTTGCCGGAGCCAGGGCACTTGACCGGGGCCATGCCGGCGCCGCCCCAACTCGAATGCTCGCGGGTCTGACCGCCGACTCGTAGGGCGACGACCTTGCCGCAGTCGGGGCAGCGGCCCCTCGGTAGCGGAGGCATCAGCTCTTCTCCTCGGGCGGCAGCCATCCGAGCTCGCGAGCGACGTCCTCGAAATCGGCGGTCGCCTTGTACTTACGGGTCGCCTCGAGCACACCGCCTCTTTCGTGGCCGTGGGTGACGACGTAGACGTCGCGGCTCAGGCCGCCAACCCGGATGCGTGGTGGGTTTAGCTGAGCCATCAGGAGAGCTCCCCGAGGTAGTTGAAATCGCAATCCCCGGTGTCGATGATGTCGAGTTCGATCGCCCGCGCGATGTCGTCGACGTTCCAGTCGTTGAGGTCCGCGCTGTAGGGCGGCCGCTCCCCGTTCGCCGCGGCAAGGTGCTCGGCAAGAGCGTCGTCGTCGATCTCGAGCGTGACGGTGACGTTGTGCCGCGACATCAGCGCGCCACCCCCTCGAGCAAAGTCTCACCCAGACTGAGGCTCGGGTTCGAGTTGAGGCTTAGACCCCCGCGCTGGTAGCGCATCGTCGTCGCCGGATCTGAGTGGCCGACGGCGAGCTGCACCACGTGGAGCTCGGCGCCGGCCTCGAGCGCGTTGGTGACGAAGCTGTGCCGCAGGCCGTGCGGGGAGAGCTCCGGGTTGACCCCTGCGTAGTCGGCCAGGTGGCGGACCCGGTCGAAGGCGGTCTGCCTCGAGATCCCCGCGATCGGAGTTGCCGGCTCGCGGTTGCGATCGAGCCTGACGATCAGCGGCCCCGCGGTGCGGCCGTCGAGGTAGGGGTCGAGCACGTCGACGAACACGGGCGCGAGAGGCGTCAGGCCCGGCTTGCTGCCCTTGCGCATGATCGCAAGGGTCCGATGGCCGTCGACGACGCCGAGATCCGGCACAGAGGCCCTGAGCGCCTCGGAGACGCGCAGACCGTTGATCCCGAGTAGGGCGAGCAGGATGAAGTCCCGCACGCTCTCCTCGAGCGCCACAGAGAGCAGCTTGGAGAGGTCGTCGGCGCCGAGCCAAGGCGTCGAGCTCTCCCCCGGCAGCGCCAGCCGGCCGACGTGGGCGAAGGGCTGCTCGCCGCGGCGCATCCCCCGGTCCTCGAGGTAGGCGAAGAAGCTGCGGCAGGCCGACATCGAGCGGTCGACGCTGACCGGCGCCAACCCCCTCGCGAGCAGCGCATCGCGATAGCCGTTGACGTCGGTGCGCCCCGGCTCGAGCGGGTCGACGTCGTGCTCCCGGCACCACGCGAAGTAGTTGGTCAGGTCACGTTGATAGGCGGCGCGGGTGTTGGCGACCGGGTACTCGGTCCCCCATTCCGCGAGCAGCGCGGTCGGGCTCATACTGGATCTCCTTCGGTCAGGCCCCGGCCCCTGTGACCGGGATCTCGACGGCAGGGTATCGCATGTGTACACACGTTGGGGTAAGGTTCTCGATTCCAGCAAACCGAAGGGAGTCAACGATGCCAGCAACTATCGAGAAGGTCCGCGAGCTTTTGGGCACGCGGCTAGGAGAGCTCGACGAGGAGAAGGGCCGCGTCGAAAGGGCGAGGGAGGCCCTCGACCTGAGCAACGGCACGGCGCCAGCACCCGCCGGCCGGCCACCGAAGAAACGCCGCAAACGCCGCGGCGGCACCCGCGCCGATCAGGCCGTCGAGCTGATCGTGAAGACGCCGGGGATCTCCGCGTCCGACATCGCCAAAGCGATGAAGATCAAACCGAACTACCTCTACCGCCTGCTCGGGGATCTCGAGACGGAGGGCAAGGTCAAAAAGGACGGTCGCCGCTACTACCCCGGCGGCTGATCGTGGAGGACTTCCGCCCCCACCCCGCGCAGCGCAAGTTGCTCGAGGGTGGGGGCCGGCGTCTGCGGCCGGTCCTCGCGGGTATGCGCCAGGGCCGCAGGCACGCGACCGAAGTAATCATCCTCGCCACCGCCGCGACCGCGGAAGACGCTCGCCTCCTGCTCGAGGATCTCAATCGCGACGGGATCGCCTTGCAGACGAGCGATGGCCGGCGGGTCAAGCCGCCCCACCGCAACGGCTCCCGCTTCACCTACATGCGCTTCGACGAGGAGGAGAAATGAGCTGCGGCAAAAACGGCTTCTTTGCCCGCCACTGGTTCACCGTCAACTCGAGGATCGGCGGCGGTGACCCTACCCCCGTCTGCGTCCGGTGCGGCGCCCCTCGAGCGCGGCCGCTGACCGATGCCGAGTGGAAAGAGCTCCGGGCGCAGTACCACTTCGGCGAACTCACCAACTCCCACGTCACCGCGGCGTTGTCGCGGTACTTCGGCGCCGACCTGTGATCGCCGCCGTCGTCACCGCGGCGTTCTTCGCCGGCTTCGGCATGGGGATGATCTACGGCTACCTGCGGGTGTGGCGCCACGTCGACCGCGCCGAGCGGCCGCGCCCTACCTGCGTCCGCTGCGGTCGAAAGATCGAGGGCAACGACTACCGCTTCCGAGGGGTCGGCATCGGAGATCCCCCGGCCGAGGACGGCCTCGCCTACGAACACTTCCCCCGCTGCCCTTGACCGTCGAGGAGGCACGGCTCTTGATCCTGGCGGTCCTGGCCGCTGGCCCCGGCGACCTGCTCGACTGCTACTCGGAGCCGATCCGGGGCAGCGGCGGCGACCGCCTGTACACGGTCGAACTCGTCAACGAGGAGGGAACGCGCTGGTTCGCCCTCCACGGCAACGCGCTCGAGGAAGACGGCGTCGTCCTGGTCACCGAGCTCAGGCGGCAGTTCGCGCCGCTGCCAACTTTGCCCGCCCCACGGGGGTAAGGCGGCGCCGGCCGTCGACGTGCGGGTCATAGACGTGGCCGTGGGCCGTGGCAATCGCCAGGCCTTTCTTCGACGACGTCTTCCCGGTGTCGCGGATCTCGGCGAGCAGGGCGACGGCGGCGAGGGTGCGGTCGATCTCTTGAGGGGTCGCACGTGCCATCGGTGAAGGGCACCAAAGCCGGCGGACGGAAGTGCGAAGAGTCCGGCCCGCCGGACTTGGATTACCCAGAACGGCGACCGCCCCGCTCTCTCCGCTGACCCCTTGAGGCGCTTGAGAGAGAGACGGGGCAGGTCGTCGCGGCGATCCTATACGGGCAGGACCCCCAGGGCGAACATCCGCCCGTCCTCGAACTCGACGACGATCGAGGCGGGCTCACCTTCGAGGTCGCCCTCGTCGACGTACTCGACCGACTGGAACGAGCCCTGCATCTTCTCGGCGATTTCCTTCGCCGCTGCGATGAGTTCGGCTTCGGTCACCGAGCTACACCCGCGCTCGGCCAGCGCCACGTCCCCGCTGCCGGCTCATCGCCGACGGTCTCGAGGCAGCCGAAGACGACGAAAGGACCGGCGACCTCGAACACGGTCAAGGTGAGCGGGAATCCCTCGCCCTCCTCAACCGCCGTGACGATCGCCGGGTAGTCGACCGTTGGGGACGATCGGTAGGTCACGATCCTCCCGATCGTCGGCGACTGCGCCGGGGTCCCCTCGGCCGGCGTTCCGCCCGCCGGTTCGTCGTTGTCGGGCTCGGGAACGGCCTCAGGCGTTCCGCCGTCGGGCTCGGCCGATGCCTTGGCCTCGTCGACATCTCCGGTGGTGGCACCGAACTCGACGCTGCTGACGTCGACGCCGGGCACGTTGAGCTCGACTTCTTCGCCCTTGTTCAGCGTGGCCGTTGCCCGGTGCTCACCGGTCTCGTCGTCGATCGCCGCGACGTAGACTGCGCCCGAGTCGGCGTTTGACTGCACCTTCAATTTCATACTGGCTCCCTTCGGAGTGTTGGTTAATGGACCTCGGGCACCCTACCCGAATGTGTGTCCACGTAAGCCCGGCGTTCCCGCAAAGTCCGCAGAACGACAAAGGCGCCCCACCCGAAGGTGAGACGCCTGTGCCGCATGAACCACAGACCCCCGAAGGGAGATCCCGACGGGGAGAGACTAGCGGAATGCCAGGGTGACCTCTGTCAACGGGGCCGTCGAGGAGGGCGACGTGAACCGCAGCCGCTCGAAGCGATAGTGGTCGGGGGTGTCGTCGGGGAGCCAGCCGCCGTTCGTGAGGGCGTCCCCCAGGGCCTTCTCGAGCACGACCCGGAAGTTGCCTTCGTCGCGGCGCCTGAACTGCTTGTGGTGGATCAGCGCCGTGGCGGTGACGAGCTGAAGGCCCCGCGGCACCCGCGCCTCCAAGAGCACGATCTCGCAGCGCTGCTGCCAGTCCTGCTTCGCACGCTGGTTCTTGCGCCAATGGGCGTGGACCAGCGTGTTGTAGGAGGGCGGGGTGCCGGGGATTGAGAGGACCGCTCGTTTCACTCGGAAGACTGCGGGGCCGCGGGAGGAACGGCCTCCGCAGCGGGTGAGTTTATTGCCGGTGCGGACGGGGGCGGGATCTCGGTCGGGTGATCGGCGATGAACGCCGCGATCACATCGGCGACGTGGCCGAGCTCCTGCTCGAGCTCCTCGTAGCCGACGCTGCCCTGCTTCATCTTCGCCCGCAGCTCGTCGATCAGCTCGCCGAGCCCGTGGAAGGTGCCCAGGGCGACGAAGAAGGCGTGCGCCTCGGGACTGTCGACGAAGCTGTCTAGCTGCGTTTCGAGGTCCGTCTGCACGTAGATGTTTTCGTGGTGCTGCCACTGGTCGAGCCACTTGTAGGCAAGGGTCAGGGCACCCAGCGCCGCGGCCCCGCCGAGCCCGATCACGAGCCCTTCGGAGAGCTTGAGGCCGGGGAAGTGAACCGCTGCCCAGGCCGTGATCGAGCCGGCCAGCGGCATGAACACGAGCGGGGTCAGAATCACGACGATCCGGTTGGGCGGGAACGCCGCCTGCAACTTGTCGATCAGGATGTTGAGCAGCCTCATGTGGGGATCTCCTCGGTTGGGTTGGGCGGGGCGGTCTAGCTGTACAGCGGACGGGCGACCATCGAGAGCTGAGCTTCCGAGCGGGCCGGGCCCGGGACGTCCTTGGAGAAGACGCCGCCGCCGTTGCTCTGACTACCACCCGAGTCCGAGCTCGTGTTGCCGCCGATGTCTTCGTGCTGGTCGCCGACGAGCTCGCCGTGGTCACTCGGAGACGAGGGGCCGTCGAACTTCCAGAGGGTGACGTCGCCCTTCCGACGCTCGCCGATCGGCACCTGAATCCACCCGTTTTCGTGGTTGCGGGCGTAGCCTTCGATCGCCACCGAGTAGGTGCAGTTGCCGGAGATCTTGCCGCCCGCCTCCTTCACCCAGAAGCAGGCGAAGCACAAGCACCAATAGCAGGGGCCGAGGCCCCAGTACCGCTCGAAGGCCGAGACGCCGACCGTGAACTTCTTGCCCTGCACGACGATCGTGCGATCGGGGCCGGAGTTGGAGCCGGCCGGGCTCTCGGTGATCCCGATGCAGGCCCGCGCGCCGACAACCGCGAAGGCCGGTCCCTCGCTCTGCTTCCTGCGGATCTCGGCGAGGCGCTTCTGCCGGCGCTTGGCGCGGCGACGGTCGGCCCTCGAGCGCTCGGCGGGGTTGCGAAGAAGGTGCTGCGTGGCCTCCGACACCGTGCCGTTCTTGATCACCTTCCGGTGACCGTTGCCGAGGCCGAGCACCCAGGAGTAGAAGCGGGCGGCGTGAAGGGTCTGCGGACCGAAGTCGCCGTCGACGTGCAGCGGCAACCAGTCGATCTTGTAGTGGGTGAAGCCGGCCTTGATTGCCCCCTGCAAAGCACTGACGTCGACGCCGTCAGTAAGCGGCGTGGTCAGCCGGAGCGGGCGGTGTGCGAGGTGATCGGCCTTCGGATTCATGGAAGTAGTCCTTTCGGGTCGACGTCGATGCCGACGCAGGTTCGTTCAAGGACGCAGACTTCAACACCGACGCCGGACGCAGAACCGCCCTGAGCGCCGTTTGCGGGCGTTTCGGACGACGGGGCAGGTTTGGACGTCGGAGACGGCAAGGGAGCGGGAGAGGGCGCCGGAGAGGGTTCTGCCTCATCTTCCCCGCCGTGGTGGTCGCCGCCGCCATGGTGCCCCGGAGAGCCGGGGCCGGGCGGCTGATGGCCGTGGTTGGACGGCGGCTGAGTGGCACCCCCTTCCGAGTTGGGCGCCGTGGCGATCGCGGAGCTTGAGGGCTTTGTCGTCGGCTCTGCCGGCGGCGGGTAAGTGATCGCCGCCAGGAGGGCCGCCCGGCACGGTTCCGAGTGCCGACAGTTGATCAGGCCGATGCGGATGCGCTCGGCGCAGGCGGCAGCTCGAGCATCGTGTTCGAGGGAGCGCCTGTCGCAGACGGCCTTGTTGATCCGGGTCACCTGGGGCTTGAGCACATTGATGTCGTGCTGCGCGGTGCCGGACCTCTGATACGTCCAGAAGACGGCGACCGCGCCGGCCAGGATCAGCACCACAAGGACGCCGAAAATTGGGGCCGCCCGATCGGCGACCCAGACCTCGAAGCGGTTGAGGGGTTTCGGTTCTGTCGTCACTGCACCACCACCATTCCGATCAGAGTCACGATCACCGCCAAGAGGGAGATCAGGCCGGCACCCATCGCCAGCACCATCGCCCTCGCGGCGAGGACCCGTTTGTCAGCCTCGTCTTCGCGCCGCTCGCGCTCTTCGCGGCGCCACTCTTTGAAGTCGCTCCGCATCCCGGCGAGCTCGCGAACCAGACCGCCTTCACCGCGGATACCGAAAACCATCGCCTCGAGATCCCCGAGGCGTTTGTCGACCCTCTCCTCCGCGGTCAACTGCCGCCCCACGGATTACCACCAGATCCCAACCGCTTCGTCGCCGGCGATGACGATTCTTCCCCCGACCACGGGTTGGTTTCCGTCGAGCTTGAGCCACCCCAGGGATTGCTCGAGGAGCTGCTGCTCGAGGGGTATTTCCCTTCGTCGTAGAACTTCAGGAAAAGACGATCTTCCTTTTTGTGTTTGATGCCGTATTTGTCGAAGAGCTTGTCGAGCTGGGTACTGGCTTCGCCGTATTCGACTTCCATCTCAGCGAGCTTGGCTTCGCGCTCCTTTTTCATCGCCGGAAGCTGATGCCGCTTGCCTTCTTCAACCGCATTCTTCATCTTCGTCGCGTAGCTCGAGGTCACGTCGTCGCGAGCACTCGAGCTGTTCTCGGCGAAGGCCTTGAGGACTCGGCCGAGCAGCGCCGAGTCAGCTTCCTTGCCGACGTCTTTTGCCAATGGCGGGAAGGCCAACTGGCGGACGTAGCGTGCGGCCGAGTCGTATTCGCGCAGCTTGCCCGAGAGCTTGTCGAGGGCCTCCTGTCGTTCGGTCGAGAAGCCGCCGACGATCGGGAGTTGGCCGGCTCCCTCAGTTTTCTTGCGCCCCGAGGGGAACGTCGCTTCGCCCGCGACCCTGGCGAGCGGGGAAAGCGAGAGGAGCTGCCCAAGCGCGTTCCACCCCGAATGCGGTTCCTGCTTGCCAGAGAGCGGGGAAACGCCGTAGATGGCGGTCCCCAGAGAGGCGAGGACAGGCTGGGCGAGCTTGGCGGCCGCGATCCCCTTCGGGCCTTCGCTCGAGCCACCCAGCGCCTCGATCAGGGCGTTGGAGCCCGGCGCGATGCGGGAGAGGTCGATCAGCTTCTTTTCGCCGCCGAGGTCGACCGGCACCATTGCCCACTGCGTGAAGTAGGAGGGATCGCCGTGGAGCAATTTGTGGAGCTCGTTCGCGTTCTGCTGGCCCAGGTAGTAGAGCATCGCCGCCTTGATCGGGTGGCGCTTCGGGAAGGCGTAGAACGTCCACCGCAGCGACATGCGGACGAAGGGGTAGAAGATCATCGCCTGCGCCGCCACCCGCTCGTTCTTGGTCAACGCCGACCAGTTACCCATGACGTCGTCGAGGTAGGACTGATAGCGGTGTGACCACTTCGGGTGCTCGGCAACCCACTCCGCCTGCTGCTTGAGCGACTTGCCCTTCATCTCCTTGAGCGCGGCGCCCATCTCTTTGTTGACGCCGCCGATCCCGCGGATAAAGGTGTTGACGTGGCTGTTGAGGTCGTGGTCGATCTTCGCCAGAGTCGTGAGCGCCCGGATCTTGCCGCCCTTCCACGTGTCGACGCGCGCGATCGAGGTGGGGATACCGCGAATGAAGCGACCATAGGGTGTCGCCTCGAGTGTCGAGTACGCCTTCGCGGCCGCGTCCATGTCGCCGGATTTCAAGTCGAGCTTGAGGTCCTCGGCCTTGTCGATCGTGCGACTCGTCACCCCCACCCAAGAGTCGAAGGCCTGGCGCTTAGCGGGGTCCATTGCCTCGTAGGACTTGACCGCCTTGCGGACAAAGGCCGGGTTCAAGAGTTTCGGCTGCGCCACCGCGGCCTGCCCGTACTCGGCGATCACCTGCATGGCCGCCCAGGCCGGGGACGTCCCCAGGATCAGGAACGACGTCGCCCGGTTGACCTTGGCGATCTTCGGCGAAACGAGGGTGTTGGCGAGCTGGTCGACGAGCTCGTCCATTGCCGCTTTGCGAACGATTTTGTAGTGACTGCCGATCGCAGCTTTGCCTTTGCTATCGCGGATCGCCTCGAGGTCGCCGACCATCTGGAAATCCTGCTCGGTAATCCCTTTGCCTTTGCCCTTGCCCTCGAGCACGTCGTAGATCCGTTTGTAGAACTGGCGCGGCACCTTCGTCCACTGCTCGGGGGAGAGCATCGGGTCAGGACCGTTGAAGAGTTCGTCGGCCTCTTTGGCCGACCACTCGCGCTTGCCGCCGGGAGCAAACTCCTGCGTCTCCATTACCTGTCGGGCAGCCTTGTAGCTCTCCCGCCGAGCGATCGGCCGGGCAATCGACTCGCGGATCATCGGCCGCAGGCCCTCTTCAACCAAGCCATACTCCTCGGCGGTGCCCTTGCGCATCTTCGACTTGCCGGGGAACTGCGTCAGCTTCGAGCCGCTCGAACCGTAGACGGGCGCGGAGTGACCCCGACCAGGACCGGCGTGCTGGTACTCGGGGAGCTCGGTAATACCTTCGTCGCGTAGGCGCTTGGCGACGATGCCGGCGAACTCCGGAGTCAGGCTCGTGTCGACCTCGGCGGCAGCCTTGTGCTTGCGCGTCGCCATCGCCTCGGCCTTGCCAGCGGCCTCTTTCGCTGTGGCGGCCCTGCGGTCGAGCTTGTCGATCGCCACCCGCAGCCGCTCGTGGCGGATCGGCAGATCGGCGCCGACAGAGCGCAGCACCTTCTTCGGGTTCTTGCCCTGGCCGAGCCGGGTCTTGTTGGCGCGCTCGCGGATCTCGAGCTCGCGCCGCATGATCGCCGCCTTGCCCTCTGCCGCGGCCGCTTTCTTGCGAAGTGCCCGTCCCCTCGAGCGGTCGTGGCGAGCCTCCTTGCGCAAGACGTCTTTGGCGAGACGGCCGCGCTGCGGAGAGGCCCTGACGACGTCGCGCACCGACTTCGGATACATCTCCTCCGGGAAGGGGATATCGCGGGTGGTGGCCGCCGAGAGGAAGCGCGCTCGTTCAGAATGCTCAGGGGCGAGCTCGTGGTTCTTACGGGCGTAGGCGCCCTGCTCGCGATAGCTGCGCACCGCGGCGATCACCGCCGGGCTGGAAAGGACGTCGGGCCGTTTTTCGATGTGGGCGATGACGTCGCGGGTGGTCAGCTTGGCTGGATCGGGCTCCATGCCGGCAGGCGGCTTCTTCAGCCGCTCCCCGATTCGGCGGACCTCGTGCAGCATCGCGACCGGGTCGTTGAGCTTCATCGGGTGGCGCTGCAAGAAGCTGACGACGTCGGCATCGTGGATCACCAAGTCGAGCTTCTTACCGCGCTTGCCCCGCAGAACGCCTTTGCGGACTACCTCCGAGTGGGTCGCGCCGCGGGCTGCCTCGAGCATCGGCTGCTGGCGATCGCGGAGCTCACCATGCAAGCGGGTGCGACCTTTGGCGACGGCGAGTGCCGCTTCTTTGCGCTGGCCGGTGCGCTCGAGCACGCGGGGGGCCTGGGTGCCGCGATAGCCATGAGCCTTGCCGTGGCGGGCGCGGGTGTTCTCGGCGATCTTGCGGACGGCCTCGGTGATCCGGCCCTTGGAAAACTTATCGGCGACCGCCTTGGAACCAAGCCCGACCATGATCGGCAGCATCAGGCCAAGGTTGTCTTCGACTTCCTTCTGCACCGTCTTGGTGTCGGAAGCAGTAACCACCTTGGCGACCTGCTGGGCGAAGGCAAGCTGCTCGGCCGGGATGTCCTTGACCGGCGCGAGGATCTCCTTACCGGTGTAGCCGGCAGCGCCGGGAATACCGACGTCGTGTGCCGCCGTAGAGGCCGCCCTGCCGCCCGTAATAGCGACGTCGGCGGCCATCCCAACCGGAGCAGTCACGAGACCTGGGAGAGCGCGAGCGGTCGTCTTAAGCGTCTTCTTCGGATTGTGGATCAGGGCCTGCTCGTGGCCCCGCACAACAGGGAAAGCCTGACCGCCCCCGACTTTTGCCAGTTTGAGCCCCGGCACTGAGGCCCCGGCGACGCGAGACTCGCCGCGAGCGATCGCCTTCTCGGCCGCGATCCGAGCTGCCGATTCACCGGCTTTCTTCGTCTCCTTGCCAGCGACACGGCGAGCAAGATTGCCGGCAAGGCGTCCCCCGGCTTTGATCGCGTCGCCAGCCTTGATCCCCTTGAGCTCGGCCTTGGCGGCGGTCGACTCGAGCTTGCCGGCGCCCGCCTCGAGCACGTCCTTGGCGAGGGCCTTGCCACCGATCTCGGCCGCACGCTTACCGAGCGCCCCGACCGCCCCTCCGCCGGGTGCGAGGACGGTAATCGCCGTGGTCAGATCTTCGGGCTGACCGAGGCCTTTGGAGGAACCATGACCACCGGCCTGCGCCGTCGACTTCGCCTTCTCGTAGGACCGCGGCGCAACCTCTTTCAACCACGGGTTCGGCTCGTTGGCTTTGGCTGGAGTGCCTTCGGGCGTCTTGCGACCGGCCTTGTAGAGGGCCTCGGAAGCGAGGGCATGACGAAGACGCTGCGTCGACTCGCGCAGCGTCGCGTCGTTGGTGCGCGCGAGCTTGGCTTCGGCCCGGCGCAACGTCTCAATTGGACGAGATGCGGTCGCTTTCTCAACAGCCGTCGTCGTCGCTGCCGCGGAGCGGCTGTCCTTCCGCGCCAACTTGCGTGATCGCTTGGCGGCAGAGGACGATCCGTGGGAGAGCGCGCGGCGTTCGGCCGGGCTCGCCTTCGAGCGGATCTTCTTATTGGATGACTGAGCCTCGTACGGACCCATCGGCGCCGCGACCTTCCCACGACCGCGGCGCTTCTTCTTCTTCGGAGCGAGGTCGGGAAGGCTCCCCCAGCCCATTAGAACCCCGGAACGAGGTTGCGATATTTGTTCTGCGCAGCCTTCGCGGCAGCTTTTTCCTTCTGGGCTTTCCGCAGTTTCGCCACCGCAGAAGCTGCCTCCGCCCCGTAGCTCGAGCCGAGTTTTTCGATCAGGGCGGCTTCAAACTGCGACCACTCCTTGCCGCTCTTGGGCACCTTGATCCCGAGCAGCGCCTTGGCCGTCGACATCGCGTCCGCGGAGTGTTCGCCGCGGGAGCGTTTTTCCGCCGTCGACAAGCCACCCGAGTTCTCTTTTGTGTAGTGCTTCGCGGTGGCCCGCTGAGAGCGTCGCGCCGTCGCCGCGTTCTTGGCAGAGATCCCGATCCGCTGCTGCTCCTGGCGGTTGCTAATCGCATCCTGTTCAGCTTTGCGGGCAGATTCGACCTGAGCCAATGCGGCCGAGGCAGCCGCGGCCTGTTCGGCAGTGCGGGCTTCGCGCCGAGCCAGCTTGAGCTTTTTGAGTTCGGCCGCATAGCCGCGGTCGGATTCGCGAATCTTCTCTTTGTTGGCGACGCGAGCCTGCCCCTTTTCCTTGCGGACTGCACCGAGTTCTTTGATGATTTTGTCGCGACGATCGCGCTCTTCCTGACGAGCCTCGATCCCCTTCATCCGGGCCGCCGCCTTATCGCCACCGAGACGAGCGACGAAGTTGGCCTGCTCAGAGAGAACAGGTTTGGACTGATCGACTCGAGCCGCGCCGGCAGCCTGTGCCGCCTGGGCGATCTTGGCTAGCCCAGCGGTGTCCTTCGGACCGCCGACAAGGGAGGCGAACTGTTCATCCTGACCAGCGAGTTGAGCCTGCTCCGCGTCGCTGCGGCCGCCGGCAGCTGCGAGCTGGGAGCTCGTCGTGTCCTCGACCGATTTCAATGCCGATGCACCCGCGGCCTGAGCGCCCCGGTAATCAGAAGCGAGCTGCGCGTACCACTGGCCGAGGTCCCCCTGCCGTTTGCGCGAGCCCTTCGCCTGCTCGCGAGCTTCGCGGATGGGGGCGTTGTATTCGGTCCCCGCCTCGGCGTTGGCGACCGCACCGGCCTGGCGCCCGGTGTGAGGGGCGAGAAACTTGCCGACGCTGTTACCGCCGCCACCGCCGTGACCACGACCACGACCACGACCACCCCCACCCGCGGGAGCATGCCCTGCACCTACTCGACCACGACCTCGACCTCGTGCCATTAGTGAGTCCTCCCTCGAGCAGTAGATGCCAGGCGGTTGCGAATTGCGCGAGCCTGGGCGTTGGCAGCACGCGCAGCCTGCGGACGACGGATATTGCGCCCCTCGTTGGGACCACCGAGACGACCACGGCCCGAACCTCGGCCAACGCCAAGCGGCTTGGGTTCGGAAGCGGCCGCGCGTTCGATCGCCCCTTCTTTGATGCCAGCCTCTCCGAGCGCTTCTTCTCGCGCGGTGCGGGCAACGCCCCCGGTGTATTCACCCTCGGCCTGGTTGATTTCGCCCTCGATCCCAGTCTGCGCTTTATCGAAGCCCGAACGGACCTGTGACTGCGCATTGAGGGTCGAGCCCGAATAGAGATTGTTGCCAGCGCTCGAACCGATACCGCGCTGGTTGTTGGCTAGCTCTTTCGCGTTTTCCGCCACGGCGCCGTAGGGGTTACTCACCCCAGTACCGAAACCGAGGTCGTTCTGCGCCTTCGCGTAGCTGGCAGCGAGGGTGGCACGTGCATCCGCCGTTTCGTTCCCGAGTTCCGCCTCTTCGCGCTGACCCTGGGAATCAAACGGCATCGGCGATTTGCCACCGAGCTTCCCGCGGCCACGTCCTCGACCCCCCCCACCCTGCAAGCGCGCCTGCTGAATAGCAACGCGACGCTGTGCGTTATGAACGTATCCAGCCCCGCGCCCGCGCGCCATCTACTTGCCTTTCCCGTCGACAGTGATCAAACTGCCTTCGCTGGGAGCGCCTTCGCCTGGCTTGCCCATAGAGCCACCCCCGCCTTTGCGAGCGGATGTAATCACCGACGTTCGGTTGGTAATGAGTCGTTTGCGCAACGCGGCGAGTTTCGCGTTGCCGGGTTTTTTCTTGAGCCCGGCATTGACCTGGGCGAAGGACTTGCCCCCGACCTGGAGTTTGTCGCGCCAGTTCGGCCCAAGAGCCTTGGCAAGCGTCTGCCGCTGCTGCATCGTCTTCTGGGCCTGCTGCGACGTGATCGCGCCAGACTGCACACGCGCCTCGAGCTGACGGCCGCCTGGACCCGGAAGCCCCTGACCGCCGAGGCCTGCCTTGCCGCCCTGACCACCAATCGGTTGACGCTCGATACCGGTCGGCGCCGGAGCACCACCGTTGCTCTGACCGGGAGGATTCATCATCCCCACGCCAGGTGGGTTGACCTTGCGCCCAGCGAAGGGCATCGGCGGCGACAAGCCACCAACACCCTTCGCGGCGGCGCGTCCGCGTCCACGTGATCGAGCGTTACGAAGTGCTGCTGCCATCGTGTGCCTCCTACCTGTTGAGAAGTACGCCTTCAACTAAGACGTATCGGGGTTTATCTTCGACTTTGCCGCCCAACATGATTTTGACAGTCAGAAGTCCGGGAGTAATCGCCACATTAAAGATCGCCGGATACTGCAAAAGCAAATTGCCGCTCTCGGACTTTGTGAGACCGCCTGCAAAGTTGTCAGCGCCGATGGTCAACGGATTGCCGAGCGATTCGCACACCACCGCCGTTTCTTCCGTGACCGCGTCGAGCACATCGTCGATATAGATCTTCGCGACTTTGCCGTTCTTAACAGCGGTGATCTTGTAAGCCTGATCCAATGCAAGGGCCGTTTTCGACGTCAAGATCACTGCTTTCTGGGACTTGAGCAGCTCGAGCTTGCCTTCTGAGTTCATCCGTAGGTACCCGCCGCTCTGGCCCCGGCTGATGATCGCTGCGGATTTCCCAGCCGCAGGCCTTGGGTAGCACGGTTTCACCCACGCCTGCAAGGTGAACTGGTCAGCTACGTCAAGGTTGGCCGCGTGAGCGACTTCGACGTAGCAACCCTGGTCGTCGAAAAAGCAAGAGTGGCCTTCGCCGCCGGGGAGGATGCTCGGAAAACCTCGGCGAAAGGCATCAAGCGCCTTGCCTTCTGTCTCGCCACATTCATGTAGAGAGACGAGACCTTTGCGCCCCAGGATCGCTGCCTTGTAACCAGCCGCCGAGCCCGCGGCGAAGTTCGCCAGGACTTCGCCAGCGCTCAGCATTACGTGGTACTGCGCGCAATATTGCAACGTCCCGTGAAAGGGCTCAGATGGGCCGAAGCCGAAGAAGTCTTGCCCGAGACCCAACTGTTCCACGTTGCCCGCTTCGCAAACAACAGCCGTCGTTGTCGTACTTGCCCACGCTTCACCGTTGACGTAGATCGCAGCCGTCGCCCCGTTCTTAACAGCGACCACGTGATAAACGTTGCCGACGGTAACTTTTTTGGCTGTGGTGAGGATTGCCGCGACCTGCGACTTCAGAAACGTGATCGTGCCGCTTTCGTCAACGCGGACATAGCCACCGTTTTTGCCGCGACTCATGATCGCATTGTGTCCCGCACCGAGTTTGGAAACCACGATCCACGCCTCGAAGGAGAACACGTCATTGACAGGCGGACAGATGATGGTTTCGATGGTGCCTTCGGTGGTCCCCGGATACTTGACCGACTTGCCCTCTCCATTGGGAAGAAGAGAAGGTTCCCCTCGCATCAACGTAGGACCGTATTTGCTGTCGCGGTAAGTAACGGTATAGATGCCAGGGTTGGAATCGGCAGAGTCAGCGGCGCCCCCTGTCGCCTCCCCCAGCTCCCACGTGCTGACAAGCCCTTTGACTTTCAGAAGATCTGAGAGGTAGCTCACGAGGTGTCGATCCAGATGTCAAATTCAAACATGTTTTCCGGTTCGACAGAACCGATCCAAGTGTAGACAGGGAAGTGTTCGCCGCGAGGAGTTTTTTTGTTTTCCCCGTGAACAATCACACCCATTACTTCTTCGAGGCCGAGGGCGCCTTCTTGCAGTTCTTCTAAGGTCGGAATCGCGTCAGCGGTATCTTGGGGCTGGATCGGGAACCACTGGCTAATCTGGTCAAAGTTTTCCTGTACACCGCGACTGCTCAAAAAAATCTCGCCAAGCACCTTTCGCAATGCGGCATCCGGCACCGAGTCGAGAGCCTGGCGCTCGGGAGCAGTGAGTCGGGGGGGGCCAAGACGCTTCGGCGAGATCTGGACGTTCGGCTGCTGAAGCGGTTTGGTCACGGCTTCTGCGTCTCCGGTACCCGCGTCTCTCGTAGGTAGCGATCGAGCCGCTGCACCGACCACGGAGCGTCCCCTGAGAACTCGTGAGAAAGCAGCGTGGCCGTCTGGCCGACCTGGTGCTGCTCCTGGGCGATAGCTGGCGCTTCGCCGAGCGCGAAGGTCGTGCCGGCGTCGAGGTCTTTGTAGTCCTCGGCCACCTTGAGGACGACGACGCCAGTCCCCCAGAGCTTCGCCATTACAAGCGTCTTTTCATCGGCGGATTCGAGGTCGTAGAAGCCACAGCGCCAACGTGGTTCCATGTCGACGGTCGGATCTTCGTCGGCGTCGTCGGTGAAGAAGTAGACCGCCTTGTGCGCCCCGGCTGAGGCCGAGAAGAAGACGCGGGTGCGGTGGTCGGCTTCGTCTTCGTTCCAAGCCGCCATCGCATTCAGGGCTGCGCTCCACACCGCCCAGCGGAGACCCTGAAGGTCGAACTTCAGGAGCAGCTCGACGGCGCTTTCGCCGAGCCCGACGTAGAGCTGGTTGCCGGCGAAGCAGATCCCTTTCGCGTGGCTCCAACGGAGATCCCCGATCGTCGACGCCGCAGGACCTACGAGCGGCCGCGTGGAGGCCAAGGGCGAAAGGTCGTCAGAGAGCAACGACGGTTCGTTGCTGGTCGTCACCCAGAGGCCCTCGTTGCTGACGAAATAGACGCCTTCGCCGCCCGCCACCGCGGCGTCTCCTGTCTTCGCCCCCGGCGGCAGGATGCGCGTGCCGAGGTCAACGGTACGAAAGTTGAAGATCGGTTTGCCTTCGGCGTCGGGAGAAATTCCGTAGAAGACGAAGAGGCGCGTCTCCTTGAAGACAAAGATCTCCCCGCCCCAGGCGCAGCACGCAACGATCTGCTCGCCGTCGCCGGGGTTGAGCTGCACAAAGGACGTGTGTTCAAAGCTCTCAGGATTGCCGGGGTCTGAGAACCACACGTGTGAGCCCGAGCTGATCGCGCCGTTGGGACCGCCGTTAGCAGCGGTGCCAGCAACAACGAGCCGATTGCCCTGGTCTATCCACGTCGAGACAAACTGACCTTTCGGCATCGCTTTCCCGGCTTCGCCGTCGACGGTCGCAGTTGGACTCGTAAAATCGGTCCCGTCGTAGCGCTTAATCGTGTTGACGGTATCGGCAATATAGGTGTAAGAAGCAGCCGGAGTCCCCACTCGAGTCAGCGACAGATGCGCTTCCGCGACCGTCGCTTCCTTACCGGCAACCTCTGTGCCGTCCGCCAGCTTGAGAGATACGAGAGTGGCAACACGACGAGCAAGGAGACGAGCATCAGAGTGGGCGAAGAGCTGGTCGTAGTTGGCCGCCGGAGCGCTAGTCGAGAAAACTTTGGCGCCCTCCCGCGAACGGACCATTCCGGTAGCGCCGTCCCAGTCGACGTCGAGGAGGTCGGCCGCCTGCTCGCTACCAATGTCGTCAAGCGGCTGGTTGAGGATCAACCCTCCGTAGTTGGTGAAAGGGATAGGCCGGGGAGGCACAGCTGCCACTAGAGATAGTCCCCTCGGCGCCCTGCTCGCGTCAGGCGGCGCTCCTTGTCGTAGTTGAGCTTCATCAACGCGTGGACCATGCCGTCGCGCTCGCGTTCGTAGTCCTTGAGGATTTCCGCCGCCGCCTCAAGATTGTCGGTCGCCTTGTAGACCTTCACCCGCGTCCTCGTCACGATGAGATCGTGGTAGTCGGTGTCGAAGATCGGTTCGTCTTCGTCAGTGAGTTCGGCCGGCTTTTTGCGATAGAGCACCCGCAGAGTCAGGCCCGTGCTCGAGGGGGTGATTTTGATCGTCACCCCGTCCTCGGTGTACCAGTATTCAGGCCTCCCCACCCCCACCTGAGTCGGATCGCCGAGAAGAAGCTGGTTGATCGTGATCGGTTCCAACTCATTGCGGCCGGCGACGTCAACGACGGCCTGCACGTGACCGAGATCTTCGACTTTTAGCGGCGCCACCCCTTCGGCTTTATCGAAGAGGAAGGGCCACGGTTTGAAGTCGCAGATCTCGCGGTAGGACTGCTGAATCCAACGGTTAATCCGAGCTTCACCGCCGCTGTCTTTAGCGATGTTCTGGGCACCGCTGGCGATTACCTCTTCGCGGATTTCTTTTAGTTTCAAGTCAGGCCCCCCGAGGAAGTAGAAGCCCAGAGTCGGACGTCTTCGAGAAGCTGACGCCGCCCGCGTAGGGAAGGTGCGGAGCGTTGCCGCGATCGGTGCGGCGATGCTCACCCCCGTCACCGCGGACCCGCTTCGCCGCCCGGTAGGAGAGGGCGACTTCATCTTCGCCCTGCTCGCGGTCAAGGATCGCCGCGCGGATCTCGTCCTTCTCCTTTTGGTCTTCGGCGTTGCGAATCTCATCAAGTGCACCGCGGCGCTGCAAATCGCGTTCCTTCATCTCCTCGGCGAAAGAGAGCTCAGGGTCGCGGTACTCCCAATTGGGGCCAGTGATCGGGAAATAGGCGTTCACCGGATGGGTGAGGAGCTTCATGTGCCAACGGCCGGGGATCACGCCCGACCCTCGTTCCCGCGGACGCAGCGCCCCGGCTCGGGCTGAGATCTTCACGACCCGACAGCGATCGTCGAGCAAGCGCAGCTCGCGCTCGAGGCGCTTTGCCTGTGGGTCGTCTATGTCCTCCTCCATGCGCTCACGCAGAGCGTTAATCGCTCGTATCCTCTCCTCGCGAGAGATCGGCACATGGAGCCCGGCCGGGGTCGTCGGCATAGGTCAGTGTCCCCAGGCGTAGACCAGCGCAGTCGGTTTTTTGACTTCGGCTTCGTTGGCAACCTCGGCCGGCGTCTCGTCGTAGAGCTTGAGCGTTTCGGCCACGGAGTTGTAGACCACGTTGGCGATGTTGACCGTGCCGGCTTCACCGATGCTCGTCAGAACGGCAAAGCCGTAGCTCACCTTCTTGAGCCCGACGTTGGCCGCGGTCAGTTTGTCGGCCTGTAGGTATTTGGTCGGGAAGGTGATCGGGGTGACCGTCATCTTCAGATTGCCCGGAGGGGCTTTCTTGCGCGGACGGGTGCCGACCGCCAAGGCGCCGAGAGAGGCGCCGAGGAAGACGAACGACGGCAAGAGGCGTTCCAGAAAGCGTTTCACCGTGTGCTCCTTTGGTCGAGTAGAGGTCGAGAACCAAGCGAGGCCCCCACCCCCCGGCAGGGGTGAGGGCCTTAGCGCCTAGTTGAGTTTCGTCGCTACCGCGTGGGTGTTGCGACGCAGGAGGGCGGTGTTGAGGCGCCAGAACATATCGCCCCGGAACCGTGTGGTTCCCTCCTGGTGCCGAATCATCTCCGGCGAGGCCCACTGTGGCCCCTGCTTGCTGCGGACGGACCCGAGGTCCGCTTTCCGCAACATGAACATGCACCGATCCTGGCAGTCGAAGTGACGCTCGATCGGTGTGCCCTGCGGGGTGGTGAGCCCATTGCGCTTGCCGGTGTTGTAGCTCTCCGACCCGTCGAAGCGGACCTGCGCCTGGAGTTCTTCACTCAGGATGCGGATCTGCTTGGCGCTGGAGATGCACCAATCCGGCTCCTCGCCTGAGGACTGGAAAACTTCGTCTTCCAGCTCGTAGACGAGCGACGTAGAGACGTCCTGCGCCGTCGAATCGACGAACGCTGCCCACGTCGGCACTTCCGCCGGGTTGATCCCGCCGTAGATCGTGGTGTCGCTGAGCATTGCCAGCAAACCATCGACCTCGAACGAGGTTTCCCCAGCGCGGGCGTTGGCGATCGACACGAAGAATTTGCCGGCTTCTTCGGTGTCGACGTTGGCCCCGGAAATCGTGATCGTCCCGTTTTTGACGGAGACGGCCGTGATTTCCCGCCCTCCAGCAACGCTGTCCTCATCGGCCAGCGTGCCGATGTCGATCTTGAGTCCTGGGTATAGGTGCCCACGCTTGAGCGCGTTGGCGCCGTCACCCGAGACGGTCAGAACGACATTACCCCCGCCGTTGTCGGCGAGAGAGCAGATGACACCGGAGCCGTCCGAGAACAGGCCCCGCTGCAACTGCCGTTTGATGCCGTCGACCGCACCCTGACGCTCCGTCTCGACTGCTTTGGCAACCGCCAGAGCAGACGTCGCGGATTCGTCGATCACGGCCGACTCGATGATGACGTCGAACCAGTTGTGCGAATACAGGTAGTCCGCACGTTTGGTCACAACGTTGGTGCCTTCATTCAGTTCCGAAGAACCGTCTCGGGGCACCGCCGAGAACCCACCGGAAAGCCCGGTGCGTACGGTGACACGACAGGTATCACCGTTTTCGCCCTCTGGCGTGAGCTTCGTGAACTGATCGAGCAACGGGCTTCCTACGAAGACCGAATTCTCGATCGAGTCACTGAGCCACGTCTCTTTCATTGCGGCCAAGAAGGCCGTTGAATTCTGCATGAAAGAGACTCCTTTCTTACTGCTGTTGTGAGGCCATCGCGCGCTCGGCCGCCGCCGTTCCGAGCTCGAGACGCTCCTCGTCGTTATTGGGATCGAGCGCCTTGCCACCGGGCTTGCCACCCGGTGCTCCACGTCCCGGTTCCGACCGCCGTTTAGCGAATTCCTGCTCGCGGCGAGCGAGGAATCCTTTGAGAACTCCGGCAGCCGACTCGTAGTCGGGGAGCCCGTCCGGTCCCGGTGACGCCTCCGCCCGTTGGCGAACGAAGGTGTCCTCGTCTTCGTCGAGCTCGCGGCCCCACAGTGACTCGATCCTTTCGAGTTCCTGATCGGCCAAGTCATCGAGCGCCTGCTCAATCTGAGCAACCTCCCGCTCCTGGCCTTCACGCTCCCTGTCGGCCTCGATCTGCGCGAGTCGCTGCTCGAGCTCGGGCTCGTCGTCGTCGAGTAGGGAACGCAGCTCATCGTCAATCTCCCCGCCGCCACCCACTTTCAGGCCGAGCAACTCAGCCGTCTGTGGGTCTGACAGGTCGATCCCCATGAGCCGCAGGTAATGGGGCATTGTGGATGGGTCACGCAGTCCCTCTATCAGGGCCTGCGACTGCTCGGCTTCGCGCCTAGCATCGGCAACCTCTTGCCGGTCAGCTTGTCGCCTCTGCGTGTAATTGCCCGCCCATTCTTTCTGGAGGGCTTCTACGGCAGGACGGGCCGCCGGCTCGACGGTGTCGAGGTCGAAGGAGTCGATAAAGGACTCCTCCTCACCACCTCCGGGCTCACCACCTGGCTCACCCTCGGGCTCCCCCTCACCGCTTACCGGATCATCCCCAACGTCATTGACGAGGGTTCCCGGCGGGAGGGCGGCGCGTTCTGCCGCCCATCCAGCTTCGAGGCCCGGCGCGATCGCAAGGATCTCGTCGAGCATCGGAGGGGTGTCGGATACGGCCTTGTTCCGATTGACGTCGGAGGGCACGTTGTCCTTCATTGGTGTTACTCCTTTGTTGGGCGCGGGGCTCGACAGGAGCTTGTCCGCTGGTTGACCCGAGGGGTTGTCACACCCTTGTTCGGGGAAAGTTTGTTACTGGCCGGGTTCGTTGGCAGTCGGAGGTTCCGTGCCGTTACCGCCGCCGGGCTGGGGAGATCCACCGGGGAGGGAGGGGGACACTTTCGGACCTGGTTCCTTGCCGGCGTTCGCCATCCCCTGTTCTTCGGCGACCTGATTCTGTACTTCTTCCTGCCGCACCTGGGCCTGCGTTTCGAGGTCGATGATCTTCTGGTAGTAGAAGAGCGACGCGTCCTTCGTCTTTGGCGGTGAGGATTCCCAGTCGTCGGTCTTCATCCAGTTCTCGATCGCCGCTTTGATGATCGGCAGGGAGTCAAAGGGACGCGGCAGCCAACCGGGGACCATCGGACGACCGTTGACTTCCTCGAGCACTTCCTCGCCGGGCAGCGCCGGCCGGAGCGGCTGGTTCATGAAAGTGCCGTTCTTCAGCGACTCGATTACCCGGTGGGCTCGGCCAACGTCCTCTTCATAGCCCTGGATCAACTTTTCGGGGGTGGCCGAGTTGAGCGCCTGGATCACGACCTCGGGCGGGAAGACGCCCGGGAAGGTCTGGACGAGCTGCATGATCCGCTGTTCGATCTGGGGCCGCGTCTGCTGCTGTGTGGCCGACTGCTTGACGACGACATCGGTCTGATCGCGGAGATCGGCGCCGGTGAAGTCACCGACGGGTTCCCAGCCAGTCGTACCGCGGAACTTCATCAGTCGATCGGCGCCGTACTTGCGCTGGGCGATCACGAGGCAGTCGGTCATCAAGCCCGAGCGGAAGCGGTCGAAGTCGTCGACAAACTTCTGCCAGGCAACCCGGCTCAATTCGACAACTGAGTTAATCGCCGTTCCCGATTCGACCTGATTGGGGATGTCCTGGTCAAAGGTGATTTTGGAGAAGCGCGCCTCGGCCCGTTCTTCCATCTCGAAGAGCTCGGAGGGGAAGTCGATGTTTTCCCGCCATTCGGGCTTTTCACCATTCGCCAAGGTGCGGTCATACTCGACCACGAGGCCGGGCTCATCGGTCGGGTCGGTGAGTAGCACGCCCTCGGCAGCGAGGATCTGTGCAACGAGGCCGATCTGGCTGTACTCGCTCTGCTTGTTGATCGCCTGGTCGTAGGAACGCACTACGTCGATCACCTTTTGCACGAGGCCCTTGGCACGATCGTTAGAACCGTCAATGTCATAAATCAGCCGACGCAGGCAAGGACGATCAACGACCTGACCTTTGCCGTCGACAAGCGGGTAGTCCTCGTCGGCGAAGATCTTGCGACCGCCCGCGAAGGTCTGCCAGCGACCCTGCGGGTATTTCGGGCACGGCCGCTCGAAGTATTCAGTGGTAACACAGAGCTTGGAGCCCTTCTTCTCGCGGGCCGTGATCCGGCTCGTCGACGACGTCGAGGCATCGGGCTGAAGTTTGCCCTCCGGCACTTTGAGGAAGCCGGATTCGTCTTCGAGCTCCTCGATCGAGCGAACGTGCTCAACGGCGTACCAGCGCGATTTCTCGAAGTCAACCCCTGGCTCCCAGAGAACCTCGAGCCCGGAGTAGATCGTGACCCCAATCTCACCTCGACCGCGGTAAACGGGCTTTTCAGGATCGGGCATCCCTTCGTAAGGTTTTTCGCCCGTCTCGGGATCTACGTAGTCAGCTTCGGGGTGGATCGAGACATCGGAAAAGGGGCCGACGCTGCCGTCCCACGCAGCTCGACCGAAGGCTTCCTCGCTGACCATCGCCCACCACAGGGCCTTCTCCTCGGCCGTCGAGAAGCCCCATGTGTCGTAACCCGCTCGAGCGAGTCGCATCGCGATCCTCGAAGCGGCGTAGTCCTCGGGATCTCCGGTGACCGCCGTCGATTCCCATTCCGGTTCGCGCTGTGTGGCGGAGGAGATTTTCCTCTTCAGCATCGGCGAGATGATGTCGTTGCTGCGACGCACCCGGTGGTCAGGCTTCGCGCCACCCAGGGCTACCGTTGACGTCGAGACGTCGGTCAGTTTGGTGCCATCGTCATTGAGCTCGGCGAAGTGGTTACCGTTGGCGAACTTGATCCCAAGCTGTCGGCGGGCGACGACTTCGTTGAGCCCATCACGGCCACGCTTGAGCCGCTGCTCGACGTCGGTCGGGATCGGTTCCCGGCCTTTGACCTCCGGCTTCGCGGCCGGCTTTTTCTCGGCGACGGCGG